ACGGGTCTTAGGCCTTGACCGCGTCCTGTCTGAATAGTCCACGACGCAGTACGGCGTGCATTTCCTGTTCTACGCGTACGCGCGAATCTGCTCCGGCCTTTACCGAAGCGGCGACGTTTCGTCGACCGAGGAGCGTAAACACGTTTACGTTTGTAAGCCATCCGATTAACCGCTCACGGAGGGTAGGGTTCACTGACTATTACCATGAACCCTGCCTCCCCTTTTATAGTGGTTGGCCTGTTCCCCTCACGCGCCAGAGCGCGCTCGGGATTAGGGAGGGGTGGCGGGCCTACCGGCCCATGACCCCCCCGCGGCGGCCTCTAAGGCGCCGCTGCCCCCCCTGGGGGGCTCCGGCCCTAGTCAATTTAGGGCCCCCGCTCTGGACTCTACGCATGTTTTTTATTCTTTTTCCTTGAACTTTCCCCTTTATTCATAATAACTCCTCGACTGTCAGCCTGCGTAGCAGTGCATCAGTCTGAGGATGTGGTACAAGGAGGTTGTCTGTATAGACTTCCTCCGGACTGAAATTACTTGTTACAATAAACCGGGTTGCACACAAAGGTTGCATACCACCCTTGTTTTCTACGATACATTTGTAGCGATCGAACCAACGAAGGAGATGGTTGATATCGATGCCGTTCTTGCCGAAGTCGTCGATGATGACGTCTACTTCCCCGAGGTACCCGTTCCACCACTTGGTTCGAGGATCTTTGATATATGCTCCTGGTAGTTCTTCATGAGCTCGTCTAGATTTCCCCACGCCTGGTCTTCCATGAAGCCAAAGGGCGGTGACTGTGGGTCTATCAGGTGGTGTTTGCAGACACCAATAGTTTCGGAGCAGGTTATGTCCGGAGAAGTACCACGCTGCTGGCTGTTCATCTGCGAATCTTGCAATTCCTCCTCTTCCATCTCTGGCGGAGGAGGCGAATCTGAGAGCAAGATCGTCTCTTGAGGCCTTTCCCTCTGGAGGGAGAGTACCAAATTCTTCAAAGTCTCCTGATTTGCTGCAATATGTTCGATTCTGTCGTGCAGAACCACGAGAGACCTCGACATGGCACCTAACGAGATACTTACCTGTGATTGTTGAGAAACGATATGGCTTCGTAAATCTGACATATCCCTGGAGGTGTGGAGTTCCCTGTTCTCCAACCTCGCGGCCAACGATTGCATAGCTCGCGCTATCACTAAGAACTCCGCGTATTGCTGCGAGTTCATCTTGTGTGTAGTTGTTGAGGGTGAAGCTATATGCCTTCTGCGGAGGCATCTTTATACTGAAACGGAGGGGGAGGGAGATGGGGTAATAATAGACCCATCTCCCTAGTGTGCTGAGGAAGGAACCTTTTATTAATAATAAATGTATTTACATGCCGTGTACGGCTCTTATGCGTTGACATCGCCGCAGAACGACATATCGTGCCACGTAATGCTTGGCAGGATAACATTTGTCGCATCCTGCATATTTGCTAATGCTACAATGAATATATGTTGCTTTCCAAGAGTTGTCCCCCACGTTTCCATGTCTATCTTCTGTACGCCAAGTCTCCTGACGTATGTGAATACTGGATTGGTTCCGTGACCCAGCGTAGCTTCCTTGTAGTCCAAGACTCGGCCAACCCTGGCCTCAAAGTCCGCGTGTGACTTCAGCTGGGCTCCATATGGAATAGTCGATGGAACGAGTGTAAGATCTGGTTCTGGCGTCAGGAATACGGTCCATATACGTAACGTGCATTCTTCTGTCTGATCATCTGGAACGCTCACCGTGAAACCGATTTGACCGCCTCTGATCACTATGTTTCCTTCTTCGAACGTCGGTACTGCTGCACCTTCATCCTTGGGCTGTAACCCACCAGTGGCTGTCCAGAAGGCAGTTGTCGGACCTGGAGTACCACCGAACGTCGGGAATATGATTGATGTCGTCCCGAGAGCGACTGTAGTTCCTGTGTTGATGGCTGTAGTTGTGTTAGCCATGCTTGACCAATGTGTATTTGCGAGAGTATCCCTCCATAGATGGTTCTTCCAAGCACGCCTGTTGAGTTTACGAGCAACGGGTCTTAGGCCTTGACCGCGTCCTGTCTGAATAGTCCACGACGCAGTACGGCGTGCATTTCCTGTTCTACGCGTACGCGCGAATCTGCTCCGGCCTTTACCGAAGCGGCGACGTTTCG